TGGAATCGGTATTTAATCCCTCTTTCTTTTGTTTTTCTGTAATTAGTTTATCTTTATTTAATTGCATTGGATTTTCCAACGTAGGGTTTTCCTGCGTGGGATTCTCCAACGTTGGATTTTCCAATGTAGGTGAAACCGATGCAGGAATGGGCTGCGGCAACTCAAAGATCACATAGTCTGCACCGCGCAGCCGTCCTTTCTCGTCCCGTTCTCTGGAACGCTGGATGTAGCCCGCCTGTTCCAGTTCCCGGATGGCCTGCCGTATCGCGTCGATGCTTTCCCGGTTGATACGGGCCAGCCCTTGCAGGGTGTAGTCCCAATCTTCCGGCAGGGAGAGCATTTGGGAGAGTAAGCCTTTGGCTTTCAGGGACAAGGCTCGGTTCCGCAGGTGATGGTTCGACATGACCGTATAGCCGCTGTTCTTTTCTACCCGAAATACTGCCATTTCACGGATGCCTCCTTTCTGTTTTTGGGCAAAGAAAAAGCCGCAGGCTTTTTGTGAAAGTCTGCGGCTATGCCGATTGTTAGATATTCAATTCTTTGTGTTTCCGCACTCCATATCAATTACCACCGAAACAGTAATGTGATTTTCAATGCGTTTGTTGCGGAGTTTATCGCCCTCGCCATCGAACACAACGTGACGAGAAAATAACGTAAAACGGAGGATTTCTACTAGATTTCTCTTTGTAGCGAAACTATCGCTTCGACATGTGTATCACTGTCCAAACTCATTTCCATATCTTCCTCAATAATCGGAAGCTTGAATTTGATGGATTTGAGCCACTGACCGTTTGGCTGTCGTTCCTCATAGATATGGATTTCAGAAATCAGCGATTCCATAATCTGTCGCTTCTCCTGCTCGTCCATGACAGCGTACAGCTTTTCAAAATAAATCAGCACTTTGTAGATATTGTCAGCAGTGAGTTTTTCTGCTTCTATTGCCATTTTCTTTGCTCTGGCTTCAATCAACAGATTCTCCGTATCCTCTATCTTATCATACATTTTATAAAGGCGATCATCAAGGTCTGCTTTACGCTTGATGTAGTGCTTATCATCTGGGTCAAGGGTATCAATCTCATCAATCAAACGGGACTTCGTAGCATAGCTCTGACGAAGCTGTTTTTCATAATTGGCAATCTCCTGTTCAATGGCGGATGTATCTATCTTCATATTGATTTTTTGCTGCATCATCGCCGCAAACTTCGGATTGCTGACCAGTTTGATAATAACCTCTGCAACAGCACCGTCCAGCAATTCCTCATTGATTTGCTTCTTGTATTCACACTTATGACCACGGGTCATAGTGCGGTGTTTGCAGCCATAATAGAAGAAATCCTTATATTTCGTGCCGTCCGGCTTGTGCTTGATGCTTTTGTTGCCGTACATTCCGGCTCCGCAAATAGGACATTTAAGTAATCCGGTCAGCAGGTGTACCTTGTTGTCTTTACCGTTGTTGACCTTTTCATACTTCTTCGCCTGAGCAAGAAGTTTTACTTGGGCTTCATGCCAGAGTCCTTCTGATACAATGGCTTCATGCAGACCGTCAACTAACAGATAATTTTCCTGCTCCACAAGTCGGTAATCATTGCGAGTTCCATGTACCTTTTCTGTTCTTCTCCTGCCGTAAGCAATTTTACCACAGTAAACGGGATTTTTCAAAATTCTGCGAATCAGGGCTGCATCAAACAGAGGATTTTTTCCATTCTGCCGCTGAATTTTGTTGATACCGTGATTGGCAAGGTATTTCGCAAGTCCGTTAGCTCCTATATCGGTATGCACATACTGGTCAAAGATAATGCGGATTGCCTCGGCTTCTTCCTCGTTGATATACAGCATACCTTTTTCCAATTTGTATCCGTAGGGAGCAAAACCACCGTTCCATTTACCCTCACGAGCTTTCTGGATTCTGCCTTCCATCGTCTGAACACGGATATTCTCACGCTCAATCTCGGCAACCGCAGAAAGCACGGAAATCATCAGCTTACCGGCATCTTTGGAAGAATCAATGCCATCCTCCACACAAATCAGATTGACATCGAAATCTTGCATCACCTGTAAGGTAGACAGCACATCTGCCGCATTTCTGCCAAAACGTGATAACTTGAACACCAGCACATAGGACACGCCATCTTTACCGGACTTGATATCCTCCATCATGCGGTTAAATTCCAATCTGCCCTCAATGGACTTTCCCGATTTACCGGCATCCTCATATTCACCGACGATTTCAAAATCGTTGAACTCAGCATAGGCTTTCATTCTTGATTTCTGAGCATCCAAGGAGTAACCGTCTACCTGAACGGCAGTAGATACTCTCGTATAAATATATACTTTTGTTTTTTCTTTCATATCGCCATCCTCATTTGTGCCACAGCCTGTGGCATAATTCAGCTTTCATCGTCTGTTATTTTTTGCCGTCAGTTTTCTGTTCCAACATCTTTATCGAATTTAAATAATCATTTTCCACGTCGCTGAGCGTTCTTGTCTTATATTTTCGATATTCTCCAGTCGCTTTATCAACAGCCTGCTTATGAGTAATGCTTCCATTTCCAATTAAAAGCTGCTCTCCACTCATGGTAAGAATGCGATCCAGATGCTCTGCCCAGTCCTGCATCGTCATTGCCTGTTCACGCTCTGCCTGACGTTCCGCAAAATCCAGATACCCGGATACAAGTTGTCCCATAGCACGAAGCTCTTTCTCATTCAGATAGTTTTTCGCAACAATCGCTTCTTTGAGTGTCGGCTGATTACCGGCAAAGGTGGTAAGTCCCATGAACTCTTTTTCCGCATCCGCTCTTGTATAAATCACTTCTGCCGCAGTCTGTCCGTGAATGGCATAATGAATTTTATTCTGAACCTTTTTGAAAAAACGGATAGAGATTTCCGCTTTCGGGTCGTAGTCAATGCTGGTGGCATAGATTTCAAGCACCTGACGATAAAACACCTTTTCCGATGCACGGATGTCTCTGATTCTTTCAAGCAGTTCCTTGAAATATCCACCGCCGCCCAGATTTTTCAATCGTTCATCATCCAAAGCAAAACCTTTTTTCATGTATTCTTTGAGAATGTTAGTTGCCCAGATTCTGAACTGTGTGCCACGCTTGGATTTTACACGATAGCCGACAGAAATGATAACATCAAGATTATAGTAGTCAACCTGATAGGTTTTTCCATCTGCCGCAGTTGTTGCAAAATTTGCAACAACTGACTCTCGCTGCAGCTCGCCTTCGGAAAATACATTTTTTATATGTCTTGAAATAGTAGATTTATCTCTCTGGAACAACTCTGCCATCTGGTCAATGGATAACCACACGGTATCCTCATCAAATGTGGTTTCAATTTTTGTCAATCCATCTTCTGTTGTGTAAATAATCATATTGGATTTTTGATTCATATCATCATAATTGTTCACCGGAACACCTCATTTCTAATTGTGCAACGGGGTATTGCGCTTTTATTCTATGTAGCTCTATGCGTTGAGAACAGTAGCTCTCGCATAGAGTTTGGACACTTATTCCACGACTATTATATCATTGCTTTTCCATCAATTCAATAGTGTCACTGGGTTCTTCAGATGTGTTTTCTTCCTCCAAACAAGACGGCGGCTCTGGAAGATTATCAATATCCAGAACCGCCGCATATTTTTCTATTAAATTTGCAAGTAAATCGGCAAAACCATTCCATTTATCTGTCAATAGTGCTCTCCTTTCTTTTTCGTCCACGTTCCTGCGGAATGTCCTGTTTCTCTTTTCCTCTGGTCAAAACGGCATTAAGAAAAGCCCGTACCCTTTCAGGTGCGAGCTTGACAGCATCCAGATACGGCTGAGCCTGTTCCAGAAGTTTCTCATATCGTTTTTTCCATACCCCAGCATCTTTCTTGGCTGTTTCATATTTCTGCTGGTATTTTAATTTCTCCGCTTTTTCAGCAAAGCTGCTGACAGCATAATTTTTGAGAGTACGGCATTCATCGGGTGTCAAGACGATGTTCCCGGTAAAAGATTTCTTACCCATCGACTCCAGCTCCTGAACCGTCACCGCTATTCCGGTTGCCGCCTTAGTCTGTGCTTGCAGGGATTTAAGCTCCTGCTTTTTCTTCTCCGCAGCCTGTGTAGTATCGTCAAGCTGTGCTTCTTTCTGGTTCAGTTCCGCCGTCACAGCTTCCAGTCGCTGCTTTTCCTTTGCCACCTTAAACTGGGTCACAGTCAGATGTTCCTCGGTGCTGTCACGCTCTCCACGTTCCACATCGGTATATCCGGCAGCTCTCATGTGCTGAAAAAAATCATCCTGTAAAACAGAATAGGATTTTCGGAGAACAGGCTTACCATTGACTTGCAGAATTGGTTTTCCATCTTTGTCCACAGCAGGTTTGGACAGCCACTTTTTACTGCGGCTGACCTGCATAATGGTTTCCTTTACCGTTCCTCTGAGAGCTTCATCCTTGCAGCGTTTCGACCACAAAATCTGTTTCTCCACCACAGGGACATAGACCACATGAAGATGATAATGGAACACGTCCTTGCCAAGTGCTTCGGACATCGCCCGGTTAATCTCGTCAGCGTGCATGACTGCCGAGAGGATATACTGTTCACCGCCAACAATCTCCACAGCGGATTTATAGGCTTCCTCATAAAACTGTCTGGCG